TTGTCGAAGATAAGGCGAGTGGAATCAGTCTCATACAAGATATGCAACGGGCACATTTACCTGTGCGAGCTTACAATCCTGGTCGAGCCGACAAAGTGCAACGACTTTCCATTGTCGCAAACATTATTGCTCATGGAAGAGTGTGGATTCCCGAATCGTCAGTACGTCGAGGATATGTGCGTGATTGGGCTGAGGGCTTCGTATCACAGATCTGCTCATTTCCTGAAGCTACTCATGACGACTATGTGGACGCGTGTACGCAGGCGCTTCGGTATTTAAGAGACGCAGGCATGTTAGAGATTGACCCGAGACCGTACGACCCATCGGAAGATTATGCTGACGCTTATGAATACAAAGAGAGAGTCAATCCTTACTCCGTGTAAGAACGTATGTGACTTAGACATTAAGAAACAAATATGCAAGACATGCAAACGCACAGAGGACGAGATAGCAAGTTGGTTAGATTACACACCAAGCGAACGCAAAGCTGTAATGAAACGCATCAAGGAACGTAATGGCATTCTTAAAATCAGTCGGTAAGAAGTTAGCTGAGAAAGCGACTCAAGGCGCATTAGAGTCTGTCGCCAAGAAAGCGCCACGCATGTCAGAGGCATTGAATCCTCAAGTAGGCAAACGCCTATACATTACACAAGCAGATCGTACCGCACTTGATTATGACCAAGGTCTACTTGGTGGACCAGGCTTTGTTGATCTTGCAGAGATTGATCCTGCTAAATACAAAGACATTGCATGGGCAGTCCAATCACCTGGTGTGGCAAAGACACTCGTAGGTTCGATGGCACGCAACCCTGAAGAAGCTGTATTCGCAAACCTTATTGGCTCACCCGAACAACATAGATCAAACAAAGTCGTATTCGACAGAATCATGGATCGCTTTCAGAAAGCTGTAGAGGAAGACAAGCTCACGCCTGAATTACGCGAAACCATTAACAAACGCTTATCTAATATCAAAGACCCAAAGACAGGCAAGTCATTCTTTCCTGAAGACGTAGACATCCTATCACCTGAATTCAATCAGCATGCGCAAACATTCCATCAACGCGCATACATTGCTGACATACTAGCAGGCAAAGGTGTTGGCGGCAAGAAGGGATCTATTATTGATTACCCACAGGTCATTAAAGAAACTACTGACCCACTATTACTAGAAGCAAAGACAGGTGACATCGGTGACAGACTATTCTCGTTATCAGGTAACATCCAAGAAAGACCTGAGCTTCACCCTGCATTTCATTATTCATTAAGTGGCAAAAAAGAATCAGAAGCATTCGCTCCTGCTCCACAAGGTATCGTCCTTAAAAACTTTACCAAAGACTTTACAGAGAGAACAGGAAGGCTCCCAACATACTACGACCTCACACGCGGTTATGCTCCGTCAGAGAAGATCACAGACGAGATGCTTGAACGTATGTACAAAGAAGGTTACGCAGGCGGTGGTCTTGCTAAAAGTATCGGAAAGAATGTAGCTGAAAAAATTGCAAAGAAAGCTAAAGATTACAAGCCAACCAAAGGAAAGATTTCAGAAGTACAAGATTATATTAGAGACGCTAAAGGTGAATATGGTGCACAACGCGTAGAGCGCGCCGCTGATCTTGTACCTAACCTTGAGAAACAATATAGTGCTCGCGCTTTAAGAGAAGCGTTTGATGGAGACAATGCTAAGTCAGTTATGGTTATGAATCCTGCTGACTATGAAAAGTATGCAAGACAACTTCCCGAAACTTATGGCAAAACTACATCAGGCATAATGTTTAAACAAGGTAAACAAGTTCCCGTTACAATTCCTGCTGAAGAATCATACTACGATATATTAACAGGGAAAAATCCCCTTAATCGCGAAGACTACACAACTAAAAAAATGAATCTAGATGCTTACCTTGATTACCTAGGAAAGACAGCAAGAGGTGAAGGTTTATTAGAAACGCCTTATCTTATGTTAGATGAAAGCTTAGGTAAGTATTATCAAATTGCAGGTCATGAAGGTAGACACAGATCAAGAGCATTAGAAAAACTAGGAGATGAATCTACATTAATTAGATTGTTACCTAGAGGCATTAGAGAAGGCTTGCCAAGATCATCTCAAGAAGAATATCAAGAAGGATTAAGAGAATTGTTAGGACCTAATCCAAAAGTTTACCCTGAAAAACCTTATGGTCTTCCAAATGACAAAGGTAGAAAATTAATTGATCTTCCCGACTTCTTTGCTGAAGGTGGCTCAGTAGAAAAAGATCCCGAACAAATCCGTGACATGATTAAAAGCATTCTAGGTTCTGATATTCAAAAAGCCGAAGGTGGAACAATTGCTACACCTGAGATTGAAGTAACCCCTGATGAAAAGATTGAGACATTAAAAGAAGTTCCTCGCACAGGAAAAATATCAGGCAAGATTGCTGACGTACTTAAACCTGCATCACGATTCTTAGAAAAATACGAAATCATTCCTCAAATACCTTTGATAGGTGGAACAGACTTAGCGGAGCTTACAGGCGTTAAAGGTGTGCAGACACTAGCTGAAGATATGAGCTACGGATACAAACCTATTCGCAACCTAGAGCGTGGCAAACTACAAGCATCTTACTTTGATCCAAGAATATTAGATGCTGTTGACTTAACAGGAACGGCAGTGGGTGTTCCAATATTAGCTAAGAACTTAGGTAAGACAGCTATCAAAGAAGGCATGAAACAAATAGAGACAGGTGAAGGCATGCTTGGTCGTAACGTAATAAATCCACGCATGAACATTATCAAAGACCAAGGCGGTATGTTAGTCGGTGGTGAAAAAGCTTTAGATGATGAGCTGATTGCAATGAAGCACAATGAGAGTGCATATCCTCATGCACAAGCTCATTATGTTGCAAGTGATAAAGATCCAAACGCTGTTGCACTTAATCAATGGGTTGACACAAAGGTAAGAAAGTATTTACGCAATCAAGCGGGTACAGAAGCTGACCCAATACTTAAAACAATTGAATCAGGTGTAAAGCATAACTTCCAACCAACTATGGGAGATACTAAATACAGCGTAAGAAATAAAAGACTTCAAGTTGGCAAACCTGAAGCAGGAATTGCTAAGACAGAGTTAGGTAAAGAGTTTGAATACAAAATTGATTCAATGTTTGATCCAAAGAGCTCTGAAGAAGTTAAAGCAATTTTAAATGATCCGCTTCCATTTGCTAACCCAAATACTGCTGAAAGATTTAGAGCTTCAAAACTTAGAACCGAACTTGATCTTCCTATTCAAAATGAAAAAGATGTGGAGGCGCTTAGGCTACTTAATGAAATACCTGACAAGAATGTATACACGCTAAGCGGTACAAACATTACAGATCGCTTAGGTCTTAACCATGTATCAGACGTTCTTATGGAAGACTTACAAACAGGAAGATTAAGACCCGAACAACTTAATCAAATGTCTATTGAGAAAGCTATCCGTCGCGCCGCAGAGTATGACGCAGAAAAAGCTAAAGCAATGGCTAAAGCTAATGCTTCTTCTGTAGAAGGTATGCCAATCCCTAAACAATACAACGATGGATACAAATGGGTAGAGCTTAAACATGACACAGATCCAAAGAGGACAGAGAAAGCGCTGAAGTCAGAAGGTGAAATGATGGGTCACTGTGTCGGTGGTTATTGTCCTGACGTTGAAAGTGGAGAGATTAAGATATTCTCATTGAGAAGCCCTGACGGTAAATCACATGTCACTATAGAAGCACGACCACAGTTTAGTATGACCTTGTGGAGAAACGCAAACATGGATGCTATTAACAGCAATCCTAAATTGAAAAAATATGACTTCAACATGAGGTCTTTAGATGACGACAATAAATATGGACGTCAAATGACCGAGCGTGATTATGTAAGGGAAATGACCAAGGAAATGAAAAAGCTTGGCATTAATCCTGTCGAACCACCAAGCTACATGGAGCTTCATCAAGTCAAAGGCAAACAAAACAAACGCCCTGATGACAAATACCAAAGCTATATTTCAGACTTTATTAAAAACAATCCAACTAAACATGAGATTGTTGATGTGTATGAGCTAGACAATACAAACTTAATGGGTGTGCAAAATATTGCTGACAACGGACTTGTGAGTAAAGACATTCACAATCATCCTGAAGTAGAAAAAATACTAAAGATGAAATACCCTGAAGAATTTAGAACTGATCAACCTAATGTACCAAAAGCTTTTTCACGTTCAGAAGAACTTAAATATGAATTGTTTCAAGAAGTTGCAAGAGATTTTGCCCGACAAAATAAAAACTATCTTGACAAAGACGACATTCTTAATCATCTAAGAGAAAAATACCTACTACCGAAAAAGAAAAGCGGTGGTTCTATCAACCTAAACCAAGAGTACAAACTAGAAAACATGAGGAGACGTTATGGCTGAGATGCCCATTGACCCTGAATTCGGTCGAAATATACAAGGAATTCCCGACCCCACAATAACAGAGACACCTGACGGTGGAGCTGAGATTGACCTCATGCAGTTTGATGACGGTGTAGAAGAGCTAGAAGATGGATCAGCTATTGTTAGCTTAGAAGAATATAAAGGTCCTTCTGAAGACGAAGACTTTTACTCTAACTTAGCTGAGTCAGTCAATCTTTATGATCTTGAGAAGATTGGTATGCGTTACCTTGATCTCATCAAGAAAGATAAAGAAGCTCGCGAAAAAAGAGACAAGCAATACGAAGAAGGTATACGTCGTACAGGTTTAGGTGATGACGCACCAGGCGGTGCGATGTTCTTTGGTGCTTCCAAAGTAGTTCACCCTGTTATGGCTGAAGCTTGCGTAGATTTCGCGGCGTCTGCTATCAAAGAGTTGTTTCCACCTGATGGTCCAACAAGAACAAAAATCTTAGGTGAATCTACTCCTGAAAAACAAGACGTAGCAGAACGCAAACGCGACTACATGAATTGGCAGTTGACAGAGCAAATTGAAGAGTTCAAAGACGAAACAGAACAATTGCTCACACAATTACCATTAGGTGGTTCACAGTTTATGAAGATGTGGTACGACGAAAAGAAAAAACGTCCGTGCGCAGAGTTTGTTCCTATTGACAACATCCTATTACCATTCGCGTCAGTTAACTTCTATACCGCTCAACGCGTAACGGAAGTACAAGACATTACAGAGTGGGAACTTAAACAACGTATGGATCGTGGTTTATATCGTGACATATCATTTATTCGCGCAACGATGGAACCAACAGAAACACATTCTGAAAAAGCATCTAATAAAATTGAAGGTCGCAAGTATCAAGACAGTGAAGATGGCTTACGCCGTGTCTACCATATCTATACATACCTAGACCTAGAAGAAGACAAGAGAACTAAGGGTGAAACAGCTCCTTACGTTCTTATGATTGACGAATTAGATAACGAAATATTAGGTCTATATAGAAATTGGGAGGAAGGCGATGAAACGTTTACTAAATTGGATTGGCTCATTGAATTTAAGTTTATACCTTGGAGAGGTGCTTATGCCATTGGCTTGCCTCATCTTATTGGCGGGCTTAGTGCTGCTCTCACAGGTGCTCTTCGTGCTCTATTGGACACTGCTCATATTAATAACTCCGCTACCATGCTTAAACTCAAGGGTGCGAAAATTAGCGGACAGTCTCAACAAATCGAAGTTACTCAAGTCACTGAAATAGAAGGAGCACCTGGCGTTGACGACGTTCGTAAGATTGCAATGCCTATGCCATTTAATCCTCCGTCACCTGTCTTGTTCCAATTACTAGGATACCTAGACAACGCGGCTAAGGGTGTAGTCTCTACATCTGAAGAGAAGATTAAAGATATTAATGCCAACGCTCCTGTAGGTACAACACAAGCATTGATTGAACAAGGTGCGAAAGTATTCTCATCTATTCACGCACGTCTACATGATTCACAACGTAGAGTATTACAAGTACTAGGTCGTATCAATCGTTGGTATCTTGACGAACAGAAAAAAGGTGACGTGGTTGAAGAACTTCCAATTTCACGCGAAGACTTC